ATTTGCCACATCATTCATAGCGTCACGAAGATATGGTTGTTGTCCAGATTCTTGTTTGACGATTGGGCGACTATCATCAGTCAATGTCCAACGCCATTGCTTCATTGAATCACAAAACCAGAGATTAATTTTCATGTTTGAAATGTTCCAGTTCGATCCAATTAAGAAGGGTTTGGAAGGAACTGATTGATGCGGCCGTACAATTATCTTTTTTAAGTTGCTCAACATAAAATTCAAGTGCCTCAATGGCCATCTCACGATCTTTTTGGGAAATTAATGACATTGGAGTTTCTTATTGAACTCAAGCCAGATGTCGGATTTGAACCGACGACCAACGGTTTACAAAACCGTTGCTCTACCACTGAGCTAATCTGGCATTAATCAACAGGAAGACACTCAGGATTCTCTAGTTCTACATCAAATAACATTGGATGGCATTGCTCATCAATAAGATAAAATGATGTTCGATAAAGATCCTCAGGTTCCCATCGTAGTTGTTGATCTGCTAGTTCGATCAACTCTGGATCTGAAAATGCAATTTCTGGAAGTTCATCAAAGGTAAATGGTATATGATTGATGAAATACATCAAGACAATTTTTGAACCCTTTTCATACCAGCAATAGGCAGTTTCGATCCGATACTTCATTGCTTTTTGATTTTATTTAGAAGTATATGGGCGAAGGGGGACTCGAACCCCCACGGGAATACTCCCAGCAGATTTTAAGTCTGATACGGCTACCGATTACGTCACTCGCCCATAAGAACCTATGTTTGGTAGGTAGGAGGATTATACTTCAAGAACTCAAAGAATGTCAACTTCATTTCTTTTTGTGTCATTCCGCAATGTTTTGCTGCTTTGGGTAAATTCCACTTTGCAGAAAACAAAGCTTCATTAGACTCTTTGACATTTTCTGGTGTTGTTTTCACTGAATATTCGTAAAGAGTTGCTCTATTGATTTTATATGGATTCATCTACAGAGGACTTGCATAAGAAAGTGTTTCTTCGTCTACAGTTTCTCGAACAAACTGCAGAACATTCATAAACTCTTCTACTGTATCACATTTGACTGTTTTTTCTGCTCCTTCATTTGAATAGAGATAAACTGATCGTTTGATCGGATCGATAACACATCGACTCAGATACTCATCTTGCATTAGGTTGTTTTGTGATTACTCTAGTATTATAGGACGAAAAGAAATGAGTGTCAAGCATCCTGTTCCACTTCTAAAAGTGGTACGTCTTTTCTGGTTGCATTCACCACATAGTAACAATCAATATTGGCACCATTGCCAGACTTAATATGAATTTTTTTACCCCATTCAATTTTTTCAACAATTAAATCTTGAGAATAACCAATTTGTGTTAAAGTCACTGTGATTGTTTCTGGATCAACTAGACCACTCCAATATTCTGGCACTTCTATCACATTTTCATTTGTAAGTCGGCCGCGAATGTAAACACCGTTTTCTGGACCTTCTAAACAAGCATGAATTAATCTTTTGTTCTGCTTTGTTGGATGTGGAATATCAAAAAGTTTTACACTGGCACATACCGTTGCTCCACAAAGTTCTGCGGTTGTATTGATATTTCCTGTTATATCAATTTGTCCTGTACCATTAATTTCAGTATTTACTTTCAAATAATCAATCTTTGCTTTTTTATGATAAAAAGGCGTACAAGCTTCTGTGGGATATGTTGCTTGATTTAGATTTCCATACCAAATAAATTCATAATCATTCATTTCATTTCCCCATCCGCCTGCAACTTTGTCACAGTTTTTTCCAGATGCTACTGGTTTTAATGTAAATGTGTCTGCTTTTTTTGGTTCTACCAAGTCACCATTTGAATCAAATTTATCTGCCATGATTAGTTCCTTTTAATGTCGTAATGATATCCGGAAATTGAATATTGTTCATTATTGCCTGGATAATCTGCAGGCGATTTGCCTTCATATTCTGGGATCAAGTCTTCACCATCTGCACGAGTGGCAAAAATATGATAGAAACAATCAATTGGAATTCCTCCATTTGATTGAAGATATACTTTGTTTTCATCAATTCTTTTAATAAGAATATGTTGATGAGCACCAATTGGAGTTAATTGAACCGTAATTGATTTCCAATCAACAAAGTTTTTCCAATACTCTGGGAGATCAATTTCAGTATTGTTTCTGATTCTTCCCCGAATATAAACATCGTTGTAAGGAGCCTCTGGACAAGTGTGGCGAAGTCTCCAACCCTCTTTTGTTGGATGTGGGATATCAAAGTTCTTTTTAGCAGAAAGAAAATGACCTCCACAATTTGACGCTACTTCACCTTGAACATAAAGATCTTGTCCTACCTGTAATTGTTCATTGACATCTACGGCGCCAAGAAATGCCGACGATCCTTTAACTGCTAAAGAATAAGGATTATTAGATCCTTGACAGAGTTCTCCTAAAATTTCTGGGTCCTCTTCCATATCGCTATTTGATGCTGGTCCAATCATGACCGATGCAGTCAAAAATGGATGAGGTTCTCCAACAACAAGAGGTCCTTCAATATAAGAAGATCCGCGAATTTCTTTTTTTCCTACTCCTAACGCTCCCTCTGGAGACCCTTCGCCAACATAAAGTCTTTTTCCTACTGCGATATTGTCAAATTGCATGATTACTCTCCAAACGATACATCTGACTTATTGTATTTTTCTGGGTCAGAATCAAATTTTGATTTCTTTTCTTTAGAAGATCCCGTTGCACATGCAGCAAGACCACCGTAAATATTTAGAATGCTATCTCCAACAACCTCACAAGTTCCTGATGAAAAGAATCTTGCTGTTGCAGTTCCGTTAATTTCAATATTTTTACTCACAAGATTAATAGCAGAATCTCCCTCGATTGTTACAACACCATTTTTGTTGTCTGCACCATTAGCAATGATTTGAACATTATTTCCTTCAATTCTAACATTTCCATCAGATGCTTTGATAACAATATCACCTTTAACTGCTTCAAGAATAAATCCTATTGAAGTTTCCTTTACATCATCAGCGCATTTAATTGAATAAACACCAGGACAACGATTGATTGTCCATCCGGATCGTGTTCCCTCACTATCTAAGGTTGTATAATGTCGATAGTCTTTGCCACTTCTTACCATAAAGGCAGAAATTACATCATCTGGATGAATGTGTCCTAATTTTATTTCGCCATTTTTATTACCATATCTTAAAGTATGATAGTTTTCTTTTGCCATTAAACTTTACCTACACAATCGATGACTGAAATAATTTTTTGCTGAAGATTAGGAGGAACTTGAGCAACATCTGGAACTGATACAACAGTAAATATAGGAAGCAATTCTGCATTGTAACCACTTTCTGTTTGAATGTAAATATTTGGTGCCTCTGTATAACCTTCACCACATTGACTCAAATCAATTTGTTCAATACTTCCAAATGGACCAAGAACAATATTGCCAGTTGCACCATTTGCTGGTTCAATGACAAGTTGATCACCTTCACTATAATTTAGTCCAGGATTAGCAACATAAATTTCACACATAGAAAGTGTTGTAAAGTATTGATCTGGTGATGGGTTTGTTTGCTCAACATTTACAGGTGATCCCACTTCTGTAATTGGATTCGTTAATGGGTCTGCGGTTTGACTTACTGCTGGAGAGCATCCTGGTGCAGTAATAGTTTCTGCAACTGTTGAGACATAAGGAGCTTGACCAGGATGCTGAACGGTATCACCAACTTCCACATTCATACTCTGTCCCGTTTGATATGGTGGGTCCCAACTTCCGTCTGCTTTTTGAATTGTAGAGTCGCATGGTTCTGCAAAAACCGTGCCATCTCCGCCAGTACTGCCGTCTGGGGTTTGAATATATCCCGTTCCAGGATCCGTAATAATAACTTGCTCCACCTGATATTGTGGTTCAGTTGCAGTTGTTCCAATACCAGTTTGTGGTTGCATAATTGCAACTGCAGTGGCACCTGCTCCTTTACCACAATTATCTACAATTTTTACCAGTGGAGTGGAAAGATATCCAATGCCTTGTGTAACTAAATCAACACCAACAATTTGACCTGCAGCACCAATAATTGCATTTCCAGCCGCACTTACTAGTGGATTGCCGCCAACAAATTTTACCTTTGGTGGTCCACATGGTTGCGGATTTGTATTGCATGTAAATGGATTCAATAAATCATTAACATTAAAATCAAAATTAAAATTATCTGGATTAGCAACCGCTGCTGCTTGACTTGCAACTTGCTTTGCTTTATTAAAAATATTTTGTGCGCTACCTACCGAATCTGCAGCGTTGCCAACATCCCCTTTCCAAAGACTAAAAGATGTTGTTTCTGGACAAGAATAACCCAATAAACCATTAATGAATCCAAGCACATCCGCAGCAAGACCAAGTGCAGCACTTGAAAGACCTTGAATTGGTGCGATAAGATTTTTAATTGAACTTGTAATGAATCCAGCAATAGATCCCAATAAACCACCTATGAAATTTTCAGTAGCGCAAAGAGGAACATTGATTAATTTTCCAACTCCTTTCGCAAACATATTATTTAAAAACTTCAATGCCATCGAAGGTAATTTGTCAACGATAGTATCAAAAATTTTATCAATTAATTTATCAGATTTTTTAATCTTTTTCTTTAAGGCTGGCAGTTTATTTGGTGGTGTTTTGTCGTAAGTTTTTTTAAATTTTTCATTTGCTTTTTCTTTTGTATATTTTCTAATTCCCTCTACAGTTCCTTTAATTGACTTTGCAATTTCTTTTGAGGCTTCCTGAACTTTTTGTGCCACATATTCTTCTAAACTTAATTCTTGACCTTTATACTTGATTGGTTTATCAACTACTGAAGTCCAAGAATTAACCGATTTTTGAGCACTTTTAATATCCTTTATCAAATTTTGTAATTTTGTTTTTGTTTCATCAGTATCTGACGATTTACATCTTTTGGGAGACTTTAGAGCAGTTTCTTTATTTCCATCTTCTTGCATCAACTGATCATCAGAAGACAACCATGTTTCATAAGATAAAGTTCCTTCTTTTGGAGCAGGACCTCCAGCTGGAGGACTACTTCCGGGCGGAATTGAAAAAAGAGGTACTTTTTCATCTGTATATCCACTACGAGGAACAAATCCTGATTGTGGATTTTTTTGATTTAATTTTACTTGATCATTATGTCCAATCGCTCCAAGAATTACTGGTTCTCTTCCATCAATACCATCCGCATAATATCCAACAACAAATGTTCCTTTTCTTAAATTTGGTGTTTGAAAACTTCCGGCATGTCCAGATCCACCTGTGACTGGATATAGAACCGTGGCCATTTCCAGTTGGTCATCTGGAAGTTCATTTTTATCCGACGTATCTCTTCCAAATATTCTAACTTTGTAACGGAATCCAAATCCGGGAATCTCATTTGGATCTTTCCATTTTGTCGATGGCACATTTGCTTTCCAGGTCGAATCATCAACGATTTGACCCTGCCAAAAAATTGCTGGTAATGATCCGGAATATTCGTTAAAAAATGACATCAATCCTCATAAATTCGACATTCTGAAGCATCTGGGTGCGAATCACAATACAATTCTAAAGGTGTTGGATCGTGATCATCATCAGGATGATTAATTTGATATACTTCTAAAGCACTTAATTCATCTTCAATATGACGGCGACGTTGTGAATTTATGTTTGGATCATCTAATTCATCTCTATCATCATTGATGTGTTGTTGGAGTGATTTTTCCATGTTAGAAAGGTTTTCTTCCGATTGAATCTCTGACCAAATTTAATGATGTAATGCAATTGTTCTTTGTGATACGATGAGCTACATCTGCTACCATATATATGCCACTTTTTTTCTTACTATATGATGCTGTTTCATTTGAAGATACCTCTGGAAAATCGCAATGAATTACATCACCAGCACGAATATTAAAATCGCCAGCAATTGTAACTGATAATTTAATTGCAAACAAACTGTTATATCTCATTGAGGATTGAATTAAAATCTCATCTACATTGAAGTTTAATTCCTTGGATTTTTTTAATTGCTCATTTAATGTTTTTCCCGATGGAAGAACACCAACATCTAAATTTTTAATATATCTTTTTGTCGTTTCATTTTGATCATCTCCATATTTGATCTGATCAGTCCCTCCAGTATTTGTCTCATTAAATTGAATATCTGAATTTACTTTGTTCTTGTTGCCATACTCATGAGTCAAAGGATTAAATGTTCGTGTTTCTGCTTGACCCATTGCACCAGTCGCACGAAGTTTCTTTAAGTTAAATGTGGAATCAAAAGAGTAATCTAAAATCTTTCCATCATAACCTGGCGGAACTTGACCAATCAGATTATTGAAGATAAGAGTTCTTTTTGGTTTTTGTTGAAAAAGTTTATCAATTGATTTGAATTTAAATCCATCTGCGGTTTCATAAAATAAATATCCTGCAAGTTTTCCTTTTGCCCCTTGAATATCTGGTATACATCTTTTAGCTAACCAAGTACAAAGATAGAAAGGTTTTTCACTTTTGCCAGTAAAATTAAAACTATTCAAACCTTCATCAACATCTATATTTTTCTGAGTTTTAAGTGTGTTTTGAAGAATGCTCTTTACATTATCTGGAATTTTACCATCATATCTTTTTACAACTCTTGAACTTAAGTTATCGTTTGTATAATATTCAGTCGATGTTAAATCCATCGTATATACAGTATTATTTGTACTTTCTTGAATATCTCTGACTTGTAAAAGTCTAAATGGGTTATCATTTTCTTCATCAAAATATAACTGAGTCCCATAACCATCTGTAATTTTTAAATTAATTTTTTCACCAGTATTTAAATTAACATCACCATTTTCAAAAACTGTAGATTCTTCTCCTGCAGTTCGATAACCAGTATCTACCAATGTTGCAGTTGCCCTCACTGTATGATCTAAAATACTTTCATAATATGTTAACTCAATAATACCATTTTTGATGTCAGTTCCTTTCTTAGTATAATTTGATATAATTTCAAAAATACTAATTTGACCTTCACCAGCACCTGCTTGAATATTTGCAGTCATTGTGTTACCTACTTAAACGGGCCATGTTATTATTTACACTTACAGGAACTGGGAATGCAATAATTTGACTTCCTCCTGTAGGCATTGGAATAGGTTTTTCAATAATAATTGGTTGAACAGCGATCATCGTATCACCTCCATTATCATAGGAAGGATACATGGAGAGTGAAGAATAGTTTCTTTTATTTTGTGGTCCTATGAGACCGCCACCCTGCATATTGCCACCATAAGGAAGACCTATATCGGAGGCCGCCCCTGGTTTTGGTTTTGGTTTTGGTTTGGGCGAACGGGCGGCCGCACCACCAAACAATCCAAATTTATCATACCAAGGTCGTTTAGACCTGAATTTTTCTTCATCTTTTGCCCTCTTCAATAAACTTTGAATTTTCTTTTTTGCCTCTAGTTGTTTCGTTGTCTCTTTTGGTCTTGATTTTTTTTGTTTTTTTCCTTCATCTGTTTCAATAGATCCACCTTTTGTCCAAACATCTTCTACAGCATCAAGAATTTTTTGGGGATCTCCTCCATTTAATGCATTGATATGTGTCGATACGTGAGGTCCTGTAGCACGTCCTGTTATGCCTTGTGTGCCTATTATATCACCTGCACGTAATACATCACCTTTATTTACATCAGTTCCATCCAAGTGTCCTAATAATATTTCATATTTTTTACCGTTAATTGTAACTTCTCCAGTTACCCAATTTCCATACCCTGATCCAGACATACCAGAACCAGATCCGTGAAATCCTTTTCCGGTAATTTTCAAATTATCAAATGGATTTTGAATATTTGCACCCATTCCACCTAAAGATATGTCAATACCAGTTTGTTCAGCATCTCGATCACCTCTTTGCGTTACAATGCCTCCTCCTTTAATTGGTCCACCTTTAATAATAGGTCTTTTTGCCCCCAACCAAGAACCATCAGAACCAAAATTCTTTAAATAGTCAAGACGTTCTTTTGCTTTTTGTTCTTTATTAGATGGTTTTTCAAAGTTTAATGTGAACCAAGCAGATGCCTCCATGGCATTTTTAAATTCTTTGTTTACATATTGTTTTCCAGCATCTTCTCTCAAAGCATAATCTATTTGACGCTGCCATTTCTTTGCCCAATCCTTTCCAGCAAATGCAACCATCCCATCAAATCTTGAAGCATGGTGTTGAAATAAACCTCCAGATTTTCCATTATCTCCAATTGCTCCAGCATCAAAAGAAGACTCTGCTTGAATATTTGCAAGCATACCCATAGCATGATTATGAGAAAGTCCTTTGCTTATTAAATAATCATAAACTTCCTTTGAAGAAACAAAGTTTTCTGCACCTTCAGCATATCCACCCGGACCAGCTGCTCCTCCTCCTCCGCCGCCGCCTCCGCCGCCACCGCCGCCAGCAGCAGGAACTTTAAGCAACTCATCAGTAACACTCTTAAGTGCCTCATTGACTCTGGTTTGAATCAAAGTTGCAAGTAAATTAGTTGTTATTTCACTTTGTTGTCCCATCAAAGGAACAGTACCACCATCAGCCATTCCCAGAATTGAACGATTTGCAGCATCTAAACCACCACTTTGCGCTTGTGATAAGGATCCAACGCCACTTGAAACTGTGGATGCAATTTTTCTTACATTAACCTTTTGACCTAATGCAATTTTAACGCCGGCACTCATTAAAGCACCAATCCACCCACCTTTATCTAAACTCTCAGAAACGCCAGTCAATGCCTTATAAGGATTTGGCGTTTTCTTTGCACTTGGTTTTGGATTTGGATATAACTTTTCAATCTTTAATTTTCCACCAACATCCTTTCCAGGACTCACTTTTTCTGGTTGAACTCTTTGTGGTCTTTGAACTCCCTGTGCTTTGAATGTTCTTCCAACAGCACCACCTACTATTTTACCACCTCTTGTTGTTTGCCCTCCTCTAGCATACCCAGTAATAAGTCCACCATTTTTTGTCCTCTGAAACCCAGGTATTTGAAGTAAAGCTGCACCTACTGCCAATGCTGCAAGAGTCCAATTTGCACCGGTTTTTAATCCCTCTACTAAAGGTGCTAAACTTAAACCTCGTTGTTTACTCAATCCTGCTTGAGCACCCTGAAGTTGTCTTTCAAGTAAAGTTGTATATGATCTTTGAGGTGTTGGAACTGTTGAACGAATCGGCGCTGGTGCTAATCCTGTGGGCGGACATTGGCAAGGGCCTCCAGGACCTTTTGGACCTTTGGGTTCTTTAAATCTTTTATGATATAAAATTGCAAGAATAATAGTTGCATTAAGAAGTTTGTTTAATCCAGATGAAAGTTCATCAAACTTTTTAGTTGCATTCGGTCCGCCATATTTTTGAATAGTTCCTCTAACATTATCATAAGCATCATATGCTGCTTCAATGGAATTAACAGTTCCTGCAGCTGCACCACCAACAAATCCTTCAAGTGAATTTAATATTCCTGTAAAAACATCACCAGACACTTTTCCAATTTCTGGATTATTTTTATCTATTTTTGTAAGAGTTGGCAATCCTCTTTCAAATTGCGTAAATAAGTAACCTAAAAATGTAAAAGTAGCAAATCTCTGAACTGCATCTACAATTCCCACTCCTGGAATTAAAGATTTAACTTTTTCTACTCCTCTAATACCTTTAGGTGTTTCTAATTTTTTTTCCTTTTTTAACCTTTTTTCAGTTTGTTTCCGTCTTTTTTTCTTTTCTTGTTTTTTCTTTTTTTCTTTAGTATTTTTCTTTAAAAATTTATCAATATCAATCAATTTTTCTTTTACTTGGAAATTTAATACATCATCAACTCTTCTATCATAAGATGCTGCCATTCTTTCTGCAGCGGTCAATTTTGATGGTGGTAGAAGTTTTTGTGTGTTGACTGCCATCTTAGACTATCCCGTAGATATCTGCAATGGTTCCTCTATCACTCATCGGAGAAATTGCAGAGAAAGATGGAACTTGTGTTCCTCCTGCTGCCATAGGAGCATTGTTTGCTGCTGGTTGTGTAATTGGTGGAAGTGTCATGATACCACCTTTACCACCTCTTGAGAGTGGAGTTGGCATATATCTTCGATTTCTTTTTCCAAGTTTAGTTGGATTTGAATTACTATCTGTCAGTGCAACTAATTTATCAATTAAAGAAACGCCTAATTTATTAACCGTATCTGTTGGTAATACATATTCGCCTGGTTGAACTGCAGTAAGTTGTCGATCTGCTGTTCCTCCAGGAATATTGTAACCAGTAGATTCGCCAATTAAACCACCACCTTGTTTTTTGCCACCAAAAACGCCAACTATATTCTGGAAGAAATTCATTTTTGGTTTTGATTTGGCAGTAGGCTGCATATAAATTGGTCTCATTTGACGCATCATTTTTGCCACATCTGACTTATATTTTTCAGTGTCATTTTCATGCGGAGGTGCATAAGCAGCAGCATTTGCGTTCCAAGCACTCACAGGATCTTTGAAATCTGAGAAGTTTGACATTCCTTCACGATGTTTATCCCATAAACGAATATTATGTTTGACGGATTCTTCTAAAGTTTTATAGTTTAAGAATTTGCCATTTGTTCCTCTTTGATTAAATGGATTATTACCATACATATTTCTCAACCAACCAGTTTCTTTCATTGCAATTGCTGCCTGCAATTCAGGAAACTTTGCTCCATGTTTTTTTGCAAGATTATAAACGCGCATGAAGGATTTGACTTCATCGCCACCATATCCTACCATTCCTCCACTTTGAGCAAACTGAATATTATTTGCAAATTTTGGTTTATTTGCATTTGGTCCGCCGAACATAGCATTAAGTGAAAGTAATTTATTCGCTCCAATTGCTTTTACAGCAGCACGATTCATTACAATTTCACCAGGTTGCAACGCGGTTAATTGTGTATCTGGGCCTGCTCCAGTGATTTTCATACCAGTATTTGAATCAATATATCCACCAACATCTTTTTTAGGAATTTGCGGTTGAGATGCCTGCTGCTCAATTACAATACCCAAACCTGGCATTCCTGGAAAACGTGTATTTGCATCAATAACAGCTTTTGTTTCTTCTTCTTTACTTAATGGTGTTCCTTTTCTCTTTGCTGCCTCATCTATTGCTCTTTGATTTGCATTTTTACTATCATTCAACAATTTAATGCCACCAGACACTGTTGCAATTGCCGCAGTTAAAAGTGGATTTACCACTGCTAGTCTTGCAAGTGATGCAATAATTGTTCCAGAAATAGAAGCAATTAAACTACCAAGAGGAGTAAAAAATGCTAATGCCCCAACAAGAATGGATGGCCACCAATCTTTAAAAAATCTTACTAATGTAAAAATTTTCTTTTTATTTTTTGGATCACCTAACCAATCCATTAATTTTGTAAATGCGCGACCAAGTAAAGTATAAAGAATAAAGTTCCAAATACGATCAAAAATACTCTTAAATGGCGCGATTAACTTTTCCGCAATTTTTTTACTAATTTTCTTTACACCTTCAAGAGCATCTTCTCTTTTCTTTCTTTTTTCGTTTTCTTCTTCTTTCTTATCATCAGCATCTTTTTTCTTATCAAACTTAAACTGCTTCTTTAACGTATCAAGAATTGAGTTTAAAATCTTTAAGACACCAAATGATGATTTTTGTGCTTCTGCTTGTGGGGTATATTTGACAAGTGCGCCACCTGCTGCAGGAAGTGCTTTAATTCCAATTGGTTTAACTCTTGCTGTTGCTACTGCTTTCTTTTGTAATACCTTCTCTACAAAAGTTTTGAATGCAACTTTATTATTTCTCTTCTTAAATGCTTCTTTTCTTTCTGAAGGACTTAGTTGATTTCCTGCAATTGTTCCCTGTGCTGATAATTCTTGAACATATTGGTCATACCTATCCTTACCAACTAAACTAAGGGCTGATATTCTTTTATTGTTGTTTGGATTATCAGCCATTAGCCTGTCGTTGTTTGAGTTCTTCTTCCTCTATGTGATTTTTAAGGAAAGTTACATAAATGTCTCTTTCCCACGGAATCATGTTTTCAATCTCTGTTAATGAATATTTATGATACTGCATTAACGAAAAGTTGAGTTGATAATAACTCTCCAGGTCCATATGGACCATTCCTACGCGAAAAAAGATGATAACCCTTCTAGAACAACTTCACTTTCAACTTCAGTTTTTGGATTTGTAACTTGAATCTTATGACTGAGTTTAGGCATTGTTTCAAAGAACGACTCAATTTCTTTGAACTGTGCAGAGTTCATTTGATCTAAGAATTCTGCAATCTCTTTCTTCGTTACATCAGCAGCAGTCCATACCTCATCTTCAGTGTAGATCTTATCAACACAAGATGCAATTAAATCAAACGATTGATCAACTGCGTTGTTACCGGAGAAATCAAAGTTGTTTTTGATAAATTGATCCAGTGATGGATATTTCATCTCCATCATGATAGAAGCATCAACTTTAATTTGCTTCTTATGGTCTGGGTTCTTTTCAACTTGAATTTCATCAATATTGATTTTTACAGGAACCGATGTTTCCTCATCGTCTGGACAAATGATATTGACTTCAATCTCTTCTCCAACAGACTTACCGCGAATATTGAGGAAAAGATATTCAATATCAAATGTTGGAAGAGACTCAACCTTGATATTCTTTGTCTCAATACAGTTTTTGATAACTGTCTTGATTGCATTTGTAATCTGCTTCGAATCCTCAGATTCTAATGCAAGAACAAGCAGTTTCTCTTCTCTTACAAGAAATGGACGATATTTGATTGTTTGTCCTGTCGATGGCAACTCCAACTCATAAGTCGGTGTAGAAATCTTTGGTAAAGGCATAATATCCTATAAAGTTCAGTGTGATTATTTATTATACAATTGGAGACGATGAAGTAAGACTTGTTGATACGTCATTAAGTCCTGTAGAAGGATTAACAGTATTTCCAGATGCTTTATAAGAAAGAGTTGGAACTCCTCCCGTATTAAATCCATTAATTGGAGTTGCCAAAGCTCCTGCTCCTTGAAGATTATTCGCAGCAGTGGCAAGTGTTTGTTCAAAAGTATACAATGATCTATTTACAATATATCTGGTATACGTGAAAGAAACTGTGCATTTTAATAGATCAGAGGACTCATAGGATACTGGAATTGAATTAATAGCAACTGGATATGCTTTAAAAAGTTTATAACTTAAATAATAACCTTTAAAATCTCTTTCAAATTTATTAATATAAATTCCTTGAGAACGATACCCAGTTCCGCTACCCTTTTCATTTGAATCTGGAAATCTGAATCTATAATTGAAATTAGGATCATCCAATCCAAAAGCATTTTGTTCATTAGCAATATATTGCATCCATTGTTCAAAAAACCAAATGACTTTATATCCATTTTGATTATCATGATCTACATAAAATGTAAAATCTGCTCGATCATCATATTGTCTACGATATGCTAATCTTTCAGTAATACCAGTGTAATCATCGTTGATTTCATTAGTCATTAATGAAGAACCAGGAAGAGCCGCTTCGGAACAAGAAAGGCTAATTAATTCTTGATTAAATCCATTATAATTTAAATTTTTATTTGCCTTCAAATAATTAACAACATCTTGAGGGGGATCAAACCAACATTGATAATTAGAAGTTAAAGCAGGTCTTAATAACCTTGATTTAATATAGTCTATTTTTCCAGTTTCTTTTTTTGGTTCTGGCGCAGCCATCTATAAATAATTTTACTGATATATTATGTAGTCGATATAATGGCAGAAAGTATAAAGAGTCGATACATTCCTTCCTATCCACAGAAGTATCAAGGTGATCCGAACAATATCATTTGTAGAAGTAGTTGGGAAAGAAAATTCTGCAGATGGTGTGACATGAATGAAAGTATTATTGCCTGGGGTTCTGAAGAAATACGTATCAAATATTATGATCCCGTGAAAAAAAGAGTGAGAACTTATTTTCCAGATTTCATCATCAAAATACAAGAAAGTGGCGGTACTATCAAAAAATATATCATCGAAATCAAACCAAAGAAACAAACGGTTCCACCAAAACCAAGATCAAGAACAACCAAATCTTATATCAATGAAGTTTATACTTATGCAACCAACCAAGCAAAATGGAAGGCTGCAGATGAATTTTGTAAAGATCACATGCTTGAATTCAGGATTATCACAGAAGATGAATTAGGAATCAAGTAATGTCCTATAGAGTTTCCAGACTAAAACAAAAACTCAAGTATGCAAAAACTCCTGATGATATTATGATGAATATTATGGAAGTATTTGATAAAACTGAGTTAATTCCTGATGTTGGTGGTTATTATACCTTCGTTTATTTTCCAAAAACAAATGACATTACATATGATGAACATCCATTAGTTGCTGTGACTGCAATTGAACGATGGGGATTCAAAGGTATTAATTTTCATTGGGGTGAATCAAGAAATTATACATGGCAAGAAATTATTGGAAGACTACACGTTATTAATAATGATGAAATTGATTATTTGAGAACACTAAATTTCGCTAAATACGTAACTAAATAATTAGAAAACTATAATGGCAGTAGCAACCCAACCGGATGGTGCCACTCTCAATCTAACATCAAATGCAATTAAAACTGCAGCACAGGTCGAACCTGGAATATTAATCTATCCATCAGACATGAGATCTGATCAAGATAGGATTAAATTTACTGTGCGTGAAGTACAAAAAACAAGTATTGTAAAACAAAATCAAAAAATATTAAGTTCAAAAACAGCAAACAATATTCCGGAAGCAAAGTTACCTCCCGGTGAAACATCTTCTGTTTATTTGCCAATTCAATCCGCAATTTCTGATACAAATAGTGTTGAATGGGGAGGAGAAAAATTGAACGAAATTCAAAGACGACTTGTAAATGCATCTTTAGATGCAATGAACTCTAAAGCAAATTTTGGTGAAGCGACACAAGATATGATAAACCAAATATATAATGGAATTTTAAAGCAAAAAGGATTTGGAGGTATGGCAAGAATAGCACTTGCAGAGCAAGCAGTTGGTGTTCAAGGACTTCTTTCAAGAGTCACTGGAAACGTTCTCAATCCAAATTTGGAATTGCTTTTTCAAGGTCCAACACTTCGTCCATTTCAATTTCAATTTAAGTTGTCTCCAAGAACTCAAAAAGAAGCAGAAGATGTTAAAAGAATAATCAAATTTTTCAAAAAGAATATGGCTGTACGATCTGGTGAATCTGGGTTATTTTTAAAATCGCCATATGTTTTTGGAATTGAATATCAACAAGGAACCAAAGATAAGTCCTCCGTGATTCATCCATCAATTGGAAGAGTTAAACCATGTGCTCTACAATCATTTAATGTAGATTACACACCTCTCGGGTCTTATATGACATATGATGATGCCAAATCAACAATGGTTGCATATAATATTTCAATGCAATTTCAAGAAATTGTTCCAGTCACTTCGGGTGATTATAAAGACGGTCACGACATAGGATTCTAAAAATGGCAAAACCATATTTCAGACTCGTTCCAAATTTAGAATATGTTAGTAGAAATGTTGACGAACAAAATATTTCAGATTATATTGAAGTTAAAAATTTATTTAAACGTGGAAAAATTCGTGATGATATCTTTGGTGATTTGACGTTCTTTACAAAGTATCAAATCATTGGTGATGAGAGACCAGATCAAGTTGCATTTAAAACTTACAACGATTCAACACTAGATTGGGTAGTCTTATTAGCAAATAATATAATCAATATTCAAAACGAATGGCCTTTACCACAAATTACATTTGATAAAATTATGCTTGAAAAATATGGTTCTTATGAAGGACTGTATAATGGAGTTCATCACTATGAAACAAACGAAGTTAAAAATCAAAATGACATTATAATTGTTGCAGCAGGACTGCAAGTACCTTCAAATTATTCAATATCTTATTATGATGATAAATTACAACAACAAATTACAAAGACAAATATTACAACTCCAGTGACCAATTATGAGTATGAAAGTAAAAAAGACGACGAAAAACGAAATATCTTTTTACTCAAACCAATCTATTTAAATATTCTGTTTAATGATTTGGATTCAATTATGCCATATAAAAAAGGTGGAGATCAGTACGTGAACTCCACCTTGAAAAAGGGTGATAATATTAAACTTTACGAGTAATCAATCATCCACAAGTTTTTGGAAATACTTCAGAGCATCATCTTCATCTTCATCATCTGAAGAAAGAGTTGGAAGAGAAGGTGATTTTGCCTTGCGATAAGACTCCTCAAGTTCTTCCATAACTTTAGATTCTTTTGTCACAGGTTCTGCATAATTTTCATACTCTTCTTCTTGTTCAGCAACAGCACGAGCAGCACTCTTCTGACCAAGAACCATCTTCAGACGCTTATCAAGATCATCATAAGACTTGAATTGATCAGAAGCGACCAGAGCAGAAAGAGAATTCTCTTTCTTCCAAATTGCTTCCAGTGCATCGTCATCATCCAGAAGAGCAGCAGGAGAATCAAACTCCGACTTATCGTAGTTCCAATAACCATCAACCTTACGAATCTTCAGGCGGAAGTTTGCACCTTGCCAGAAATCAAAGGGATTGATTGGTTCTTCGTCTTCGAACTCAGGTTGCATCGCAGCTAAAATCTTATCAAAGATCTTCTTACCAAACTTGAACAGGAATACCTTACCTTCGTTAGCAGGATTTGCAGGATCCTTTACAACATAGATGTTGCTGTAATAGTTCAGTTTGCGCTTTTGCTTACGAACAGTTTCTTTATCCTTTTCACTACCGCTGTTCCACAGTTCGCGGTTATGTTCCGAAACAGGATCTTTCTGTCCCAGAGTGGTCAGAGAGTTTTCAATATACCAACCACCAGGACCTTGAAATGCGTGACTGTAGAGTTTTACCCATGGAAGATCTTCTCCTTCAGGTGCTGGAAGAAAACGGATAATTGCAGAACCTACACCAGTCTTATCCATTTCTGGTTTCCAAAAACGCTCATCAGTGCCACCAGAACCACCAGTGCTCATTTTTTCAACTTCTTTTACAAGTTTATCGGTGAGCGAACCGAGTTTAGATTGCTTTTTCAGATTAGCAAAAGACATTTGTGTACCTCGTATTTTTAAGATTTGGCCTTTGTGTACTTGATTATTCTACAAGATTTACCCTGCTTTGTCAATTCTTTCACGCATTGATTCGATCAATCGACTCATGTTGTTAAAAAGCATTGACATATCAATATTGGGAGAAAGTCCCATCATCATTGCAGATTCGGAAATTTTTTCTTTCATCTGTTTTGCTTCAGGATCATCAGATAAACTCAAACGTGTATAAAGAATTTTTTGTTTGTCTAATAATTTTTGAAGCAAATCAACATGTCCAATTTGTTCTTCTTTCGACATTGTAGAGAACTTAAATACACTATGATAAATTTGCTCCTGCAATTCAGAAATTTCTGCCATCTCGGCACGAACAACTTCGGATTCAAAAAAACTCATATTTCTCCTAAAATAATTTCTTTCAAAATTTTACGATAACCAAATACATCAATATTTAGAAATGGATTATACTTTTTTAATTTTAAACTGACGATTTCCCATACAGGATCCTTCAGTTTCTTGTCAAATGTTTTCCCGAACAGGAATATTCTATCATAGATAATCAACGTTTCAAGACTAATATTCCCGCTCAGGAAACTTTTTAATACTGGTGGATGTCCTTTAGAACAATCAAATACTTCTTCAAATTTGTTAGTTTTAAATAGTTTTTCCGATTCTTCCTTAAAGATATAAGATAAGGATTGTGTTCTTTTTTTCCAATTGATATAATTCTGTTCTCCTTCTCTAATGATACTACCAATCCATAAATTTGATGGATCATCAACAGAGATAAAATTAGAAACAAAGAAATCAATGACTTCTTTATCATCTTTGTTTCTTGAAATCTTCTCAAACCAAAAACGATCTCTACGCTTATAAAATGACTGTAGATTTGCTCTTACTTTTCCACAGTATTTTTGATAGTCGTATTCTGGTTTGGTAAAATGATTTTTAAGTGCCAAATAGGTCTTATATGTATCAAAAGGCATCATTTGTAATAATGTTGAATGCTAGAGTAATTCTTTCTTCATTCTTTTTTTGAGGTTCAACTCCATGTAAAACATCGCTGGGAAATAATATCATAGTTCCATTTGTTCCCTCATATTGAAGATCGTATTCTGGAAAAATAGTTGGATGATTATGATTCTGATAGTAAATAACGCCAGATAAATTTCCAGAATGAGAATGAAATGGATTTTTATTTTCATAGTATGCAAAATTTACCCACATATCATATCCATCAAAATGACCATCCCATTTTCTAAGTTTATAATTTCTATGATTTCCTCCAAAAATATAAGAACACGCTCTAAGCGTATAAGCTAACCAAAAAGAATCTTCAACTAAAAACTGAGATACGCTACATTGATATGCATTATTTTTTATATTCAATGTTGGGTCATAACCAGAATTTTCATGAGATTTTAGATAGTGAAGCGGATGTTCTTTTACTTTTTTTGCTTTATTGATCCAAATATCAATTTCCTCTATTATTTCCTTTGGAAGATTTAGAACAAAAATCGGCACATTTTCCAAAAGTTGTTTTGTATCAAAGAAATAATCCATTTCAAAAAAGTAATATAGGGATTTTTTGCCGGGAAATTTTTGCCCCCAAAATGGAATTAAAAGACCAATTTTGCTCGGGAGGTTCTTTTGAGAAAGTTAAGTTGCATTGCTTCATACTTAAGTTTCTCTTTCAATGGTTTAGAGATTAACTTAGGCACGGATTCTAGATCAATGTTGTTTTGCTCACAGAAATGAACGATAGCATCGATGTAATTCATATCCTCATTAGTTTGCACAAGACCTTCAATCTCCTGGGCAAATCGTGAAGGACAAAAGAATTTATTCTCTAAGGCTTTTTCTAATTCATTCTCCATAATTCCCAACACTGTAATACGCAATTTGATACCTATTAAAACTCATAAGACATTTTAGTTCAGGACGAAACATTTGTCAAGCAATTGTTTCAAGTTTATCATTTACGAATTTCTTAATGTACTGTGTGAGTAGTCGAATGTACTTTGCTTTATTTCTTTCTTCATAAATTTCAACATCCCCATTTTCACATGTCATAATGATCACGAATTTTTTAACGGAAAGTCCAGTAAGTTCATGTAACATGCAAGCATATGCACAACACTGAACAAAATAGTGATCAATCCACTCTCTTGGTTTTGGTTTTTTAGAAGTTTTGAAGTCAATGATTGAAAGTTCTCCGTCAAATTCTGCAATACAATCAACTGTACCTGCAATTCCTAAGAACTGACTATAAAGAGCACCTTCCAGAGCATAGATATTATTTATGCGCTTAAGAGCAGGTAAAGCAACTTGAAACAAATGCTCTGAAATTGGAAGAACATCAGAGTTCAAATCCATATTCCGAAGATATTGCTCAATTAATGTATGAGTATCTGTGCCACGACTGGTTGCTTGGCGAGTAATTCTATCAGCTTCAGCATCACCAACCTTTTTTCTCCAATTTGCAAAAAATTCTTTATTAAAGTGACTTGTAACAGAAGTAATAGAAACAAACTTTACTAGTTCTTCTGCGCTTGGAATTTTATAATAGCGAACACCATCAATTGTCTCTCGCTCCAACTGAGGCAATTCAAGATTTACATGAGTAAAAGTCATTTTTTGAATAAAAATCTAAAAGGGCATTTTTTGGGTTCGCTTTTAACAAATAATTGTTTATGATCTGCATTTTTTCTATTAGAATCTTGCAAGTCAATCATTGTATGTACTTTGTTTAAATTTTTCTCACGAGTCATAATGATACCATCATTAAGATTGGAAGGAATAAACTTCATTCTGAAAAGAGGATCACCTTTTTTAATAATTACTGGTTTAGTTTCATCTACGAGTGTAAATGCAAATGACGTTGTTCTTGGCCAATTTGATAGATTAAACCATCCGGATATTGTGATAAGATTGTTGTTAAAAGATGTCATTGGGTGATCAAAAAATTCAAACCAAATATTTTTTGATTGAGTCCAAAAGAAAAAAGTTGGAAACAAAAGTTGAATCACAGGTTTTGGAGCCCACATATGATTTTCCCCAAATGTCATGTCATTAATTAAATCATAATTATCACAGGAAAATTTTAAATCTTCATTAGTTCTATCAATTTTTAAATAAAAATCAACCGGCGATGTTGCAACAAAAGTACGATTAGATATGTGATTAAAAACCGGACATTTTTGGTAGGGATATCCTTCGCTTTTTTCAAAAGAAGATTGACGTATCAAACATGGTTCATGAGTTTCATCATATACGTGATAATAAATCTTGTGATTCATAAACCAAGTTCAGTTTTTGCAATAATGTATTCCTTACAAAGACCCGATCTTACAATATCTTCAATTCCAAATTCAATAACATCAAAGGATGGCATGACGCGAAGAATTCTCATGAAGTCAACGATTCCATTCTTCTCATTTGTTTTCACCAAATCCGATTGAGTTGCATCTCCACAGAACATAATCTTTGTATTCTCACCAACACGGGTAATGATTGAATCAAGTTCGTGGAAATTCAAGTTTTGGAATTCATCAACAATGATGATAGCATTATCAAGAGTTGTTCCACGAATAAATGAAGTACTCCAGAAAGAAATAGTTCCTTGTGCTTTGAGATTGCCATAAAGCATCTCAAATTCTGTATCAGATGGCATTTGGAACATGTACTT